GACCAGAATGCAGCCGGCATTGAGCGCGCCGGCCAGGCCCAGAGTGCCGGCCTGTGCATTGCGCACGCCGGTGGAGAGTTTGAAAGTCATGGCGATACCTCGCGTCGTTGGTTGAAGGGGATGCCGCCCGCGTGCAGGCAGCTGATGAAACGGACCTGGCCGTCCAGCTCGAGCACGGCCGCGCCAGCCTGCAGGCCAGGCGCCACGCTCACGCGCGAGGCGGTCAGGTTGGTGAATTCGGGGAACTGGCACAGGCCGCGCTGCGACCAGATCAAGGTGCGCTTGTCGTCCAGCGCCCAGGGCAAGCCCGGCACCGTGCCGTAGGGGGCCAGCAGGGCCAGGCCCTCGGGCGTGTAGGCGTGCATGGCGCGGTCAGTGGCCACCACCAGGCCCGCATCGCTGGGCGCCAGGGCGTGCACGCGGCCGGGCACCATGAAGAAGCCTTCAGACAGGTTCAAGAGGTGGGGCGCCAGAGCTTGCGATCGCCAGACCACCGTTTTGTCGTCCTCAGACAGGTACTGGGCGGCGAAAATACGGCCGCGCCATTCGGCGATCACGTCCACGCCCTCGGGCAGCGGATCGAGGCCATCGGTCAGCAGCTCCTGGCCCAGAGCCTCGGGCGTCTGCGCCCAGACCGCGGCCGGGCCAGCAGCGCCGAACGCCAGCTGGAATACCGTGCTGTCCGCCGGCGCCACGTAGACCCGCGTCACGCAGCCGGGCAGCTGCTCAATGCCGCTGATCAGCAGTGCAGCGCCCTGCTCCACCACGATCTCGGCCGCCGTGCTGGCCGGCGTCTCCCGGCCGTCGGGCATGACGAAGGTGGCGCAGACACGGTACTGGCCCGCAGGCAACTGGCCGCCCTCGCCCACCAGCACGCGCGGCTCGGCCGGCACGGGCAGGCGCCAGGGCAGCGCCTCACCCTCGGCAGTGATGATCCCGGCCGCGTCGCCGGCCACGTACAGCACCTGGTCGTTGATCTCGGTCCAGCACGCATTGCGGCCCAGGCCCTGCGCCAGGGGGCGCACGGTCATGTCGTCCAGGACTTGGCGCAGCTCGCCGCCGTCGATCACATACAGCCGGGTGAAATCGCGCGTGGAGTAGATGCCAGTGGGCGTGCAGGCCATCGCCAGCGAGCGGCCGACGCGGACCTGCACTCCGCCCGATTCCGTCACATCGACGTTGTCGGCGCGCACGAACCACGACAGGCCGAGCCGCAGCGGATCGGTGACGTTGTTCAGGCCTCGGAAGGAGCGGATTGCTGGCATGCCACGACTTTGCCGAGCGACTCTGAATGAGTCGAACCCTAGCCGGGGCACACGCTCCGTGAAAGTGTGTGGCCAATTACATTGCCATTCCCCAAATAGTTAGCAAAGTAATAGTTTGCTCAATAACGAAAAATGCCATCACACATTTCAACGTGCAATAGCGCATTTATTGAATTTCTCGGACGAAACTCTATTAGCATGCATGGCTTCACACACTGGAGGAGTAGTTGCAAATGGAATCGTTCAAGATGGTGGCGGCGTCAGTTGGTGCGGCTGCCGCAATGTTCTCGGCAGGAGCATCCGCACAAAGCCCTGGCGTGCTGCTACCAATCTCTATCACCAATGCATCCGGCAATGTTGCTGACATGACGAAGGCGGCGGATGGCAACCCGAATACCATCTGGAACGCGGGCGGAGGGCCTACTCAATGGATAGACATTGACCTCGGCTCCGAGAGAATGTTCTCTATTCTGAGAATGCTTCCTGCGCAGAATCCGGCAGGCAATACCGTGCATCATGTTTGGGGAAGGAACGATGCGGGCCAATGGTTTGATTTCGGCGAGGTAGCTGGATATACCCAAGACAATAAGTGGATAGAAATCAACAACCTTGCAGAAATTCCCGTCCGAACAATTATTCTGCAAACAACCAGCAGCCCCTCTTGGGTGGCCTGGAGGGAATTTCAAGTTTTTGATGGTGGCGAGCTTCGTGAAAGCTGCTTTTCAAACGACTACGGCCGCGGCTGGACTATATATAGTGCAACTGGACCTGCTGGCCAATGCGGTCACACGCAAGGGAAATTTCTATACAAATTCCGCGACGTGAGTAAACAACGTTCCGGAACCAAAATTCTCACCTGCTCGACTTATGAATTAACTGATTGGAAACTTATTCCCAACAATGATCCTGGAAACCCCGGCGGAACTCCCACCGGAAGATGCGCGGCTTTCCAGTTTGGTCTCTTGCACACTTTGGTTAGATACTAAATCGTTACGAAGTATTCAATCGGCAAATGCCCGAAAACTGAATGGAATTGGCGAGAAGAAATCGCGCGCGTGCCCGGCGTCATCTTCGGACTGCTTGTGATCGCAGCCGTCCTGTTCTTCAAGCTGACCACGCCCGACGAGCGCCGCTCGATGATCGAGACCTACTGGCTGATCATCATCGGGCTCGGCGGCGTGGGCTTCATATGGCAGTTCAAGCGCGTTAGCCTCAGCCCACGCCAGCCGCCATCTCCCGCATTTGCTGCCTCAAGGCCTTGGGCGATGTGTCCGCGATCCGATCCGTGCGATCCTTGTTCATCTCGCGCACGCGCTTCATCACGTCGGGGATCTTGACCACGATGGACTGCTCGGGGTTGTTCTTGTTCCAATCGGCCAGCCGGTCGCGCACGCGCTGCAGGCCGGCTTCATCCTTCTCGAAGACAGCCTGGGCCCATTGCGCTTTGATGTCGCTGCTGGTCTGGGTGTAGAAGCTCTTGGACCGCTGCATGAAGCTGTTGGATTCCTGGACCTCAGAGACCGACTTCGGCTGAAAGCCGATGGCCTTGGCCGCCGCCTCTGCCAGCGTGGTGTCGATCACCTTGTAGCCCTTCTGATCGCGGTACATGCCGGTGGCGGCCATGTCTGCACCCTTCGCCAGATTGCGCACCGCCGTGGGCGACACCTCCAGGGCCGCGCCTGCAATATCCCCCGTCAGCACCTTGCGGCCGGCAGTGAAGCCGCGCGCGACCAGATCGCCGGCAGGGCCGACCACTTCCAGCAGGTCGCGCTCGCGGCTCTGTTTGGTCAGGAACAGTCCAGTGCCGGGGATCAGGTTGCCCATGCCGAGGCGCCCGGACACATCGATGGGCGCGCCCGGCAGGCCCGACAGGCCCTGCTCCATGAACTCGCCCAGCTCCTTGCCCACGATCCCCGCCAGCGCCTGCTTGCGCCATTGCTTGCTGCTGATGTTGTAGCCCATCAGCTGGCCCGCGCCGTCGATCAGGTCCTCCACATCCTCGGCGAAGGGCACGCCGCCGGCACCGCCCATCAGCAGCAGCATGGCCAGGGCCCAGCCCACGGCGCGCTTGCCCTCGGGCCCGCCCTGCTTCCACATGCGCTGCATCAACTCCAGGTAGGAGACGCTATACGTTTTAAACGTAAAAAGAGTGCCGGCTACCGCGCCGCGCGCCCACTGGGGCTTGTTGGCCTTCGAGTAAACGAACTGGGTCTCCAGCACCGCCTTGCGAGCGAAAGCGCCGGGATCGGGCATGCCCTGGGCCTTGGCGATCCGGAATGCAGCGCTGAAGGTGGAGCGGCGGTTGAACTGCTCGGCCAGGGCGAAGGGCTGTCCCCATGCCACCTTGGCGCGCTCCCAGGTATTGCCCGCCGCCGCGCGCGCATCGCCGGCCCGCGTGCCGTCGCCCGAGCGCAAGCCGCCCGCGCCGCGCGCCTGGGCCATCAGCTGATGCACTTCCTGTGGCGACACCACGCCATCGTCCTCAGCCGATTTCAGAGCGTGGGCCAGGTCCGTCTCGTACTTCATGCCGCGCGTGCCCATGTCCTTGAGTGCCCGGGTCATCTGGCCGCTGGCCGCGCGGATGCCGCCGAGCTGGCTGAGCCAGGGCAGCGTGACCGCAAAGGGCTGCGTCATGTTCACGAAGGCCGAGGCAAGGGAGCCGCCCAGATACTGCGCGAACAGCATGCCGCGCACGGCCTGCCCCTCTTCCTGTGGGTCTCGGATGTAGCTGCGCAGACCCATGGCCAGGTCCTTCAGCTCGCCCTGGTCCTTCGGGATGTCGCTGATGGCTCGGTCCATCGTGCCCGCATTCAGTCCGGCCGCGCCCTGGCGCGCGTTGCTGTAGACGAAGTTGGCCACCACGCGGCCCACGTCCTGGCTGTAGCCCTCGATGCCCTTGCGCTGGATCAGGCGCTTGAGCGCGCTGTGGTTGTTCTTTGTCAGCTTCAGGTATTCGTCGTAGACCTTGCGCGTGGCCGTGTCGGCCTCCTTGCCCACCACCATGTCCTTGAAGATCTCCAGGGTCTCGGGCGTGATGCCTGCGAACAGCTTGAAGGACTGCTGGCTCATCGTGCCCTGGGTGATCACGGCGCCGGGGAAGGCCTGGGCCATCTGGATCTTGGCCAGGTTGGCATCCTTCATGGTCTCGTACATGCCGAAGTACTGCCGGTTGCCATCCTGGTCCACAACGTCCAGGGTGTACCGGCCGAAGCGCGACAACGGCGCATACCCGGCGTCCTGCAGGTCCTTGGCCGTGGCAGCGCGGTCAACCACCAGGTTGTTCAGTTGCATCAGCCGGTCGGCCAGCTCCGGCTTGGCCTTGGCATCGTGCTGCAGCGTGGTGGTCAGCAGCTCCAGAGCGTCCGAGAGCTTGGGCGCATCCAGGACCATGTCGCGCATCGGGGCATATTCGTCGCCCAGCGCGCGCATCATGTCCGCCCGAGCGGTCATGTCAATGGAACGGTCGATGGCCGCGCGGGCCTCGCGGTAAAGCGCGATCTGGTTGGGCGTCGCGCTGAACATGGTCTGCAGTTCGGCATCGGTCCAGACCGTGCCGGCCTTCAGCATCTTGCTGTCGAAGCGGGAATTCACGTTGGCCTCGTACTGGGCCAGCGGCAGGCCGCGCCAGGCGCCCAGCATGCGGTCGTCCAGCCGCCCGGCACGCAGCAGCAACTGGGCCTTGTCGTCTGCAGGCAGGCTTCCGTACTTCTTGGCCAGTTCGTCCACCAGCACGGCCTTGCCGTCAACGTCCCGGCCCCAGAGTAGCGTGCCCTCGAAAAGGGGCTTGGCCACGGCCTTGTTGTCGGCCGCCGAGACTGGAGTTTTGCGGTTCTTGCCCACCAGGTCGCCGATGGTGTCCACACGCGGCAGCAAGCGCGGCGCACGGTCGGCTGCATCGTTGGCCAGCATGGACACATCATCGATGTTCTGCTGCGCAGTCTCGTAGACGGGCTTGAACTCTGGCACGCGCTCGGCCAGGTGCCGCATGGTGCCCACGGTCTTATCCCATAGGGAAATCTTGCCCGGGTGGGACATCGTCAACTGGAGCTGGTCCAGAGCGCTGTCTTTGATCTCCGAAAGCCGCGAGCGACTGAACATGAGGTCTTCACTACCATCCTGGCCTGCGGCCTCCCGCGTGTTGATCTGCAGGAGCCCCCGCAGTACACTGGCAACGTCTCCTGAAGTGACCTTGCCGGATCGCTCCTCGGGTGCTTCGGCACCGGCCCCGGAATCCCTGGCCTTCAGGAGATTTTCTTTTGTGATGACGCTGTGCAGGTACATCCTGCGGCTGTTCACGTCCTGGCGCACCAGCACGGTGACGATGTCATCTACCCCCTTGATCTGCACAGGCGCGCTCACGAAGTAGCTCTGCACATCATTGGCGCGGCCCTCAGCAACCACAACACCCTGCTCCAGAATCCGAGGCACTGCGGCAAATGCAGCAGCTTTGAACGGGTTCATGCCATGAGCCATGCTGTCACGGACCGCGCGCTCGTCCAGCACAACGGCGCCCAGCTCAGGATTGACGGCCTGGCCGCCAGCATCCCGGAACACCTTGGCGGCCCAGGCTCGCAGTAGCGGATAGCCCTGGGGCGCTTCATCGCCGCGCAGCACGGCCACGGGCTCGCCCTGCAGCACGCGAGCCTTGTCCACCAGCGACATCTCTGCCGCGCCGCGGCTGAATGACGGCTCGATGCGGTCGGTAGCGGCGCGCTGCCCGCGCTCTACAAAATCGCGCGCAGGCAGGATGTAGCCCTGGATGATGTCGGCGTCCGAGATCTTCAGCCCCCTGAACCCGGGCACGTTGGCCCGCAGCCAGTTCCGGATCGCCGCCACGGCGCGGCGCACGAAATGCAACTGCGGCGTCTTCTCTGCCATCTCGGCCAGCACCTCCTCCGCCGCCGTGCGCCGGCCCAGCGCCACGCCGCGCAGGCCATAGTCCGCGACCTTGGCATCGACCTCATCCTTGCGCATGGCGGCCACCTGGTTGAGGATCTTGTTCAGCTCCGGGCCGAACATGCCGCGCAGGCCGTGGTGTCCCAGCACCTCATGGTGCAGCACGCGGGCCGCGTCGGCGGGCGTGTTCAGCTTGCTGGCCAGCAGGTAGGCGCGGCCTTTCCAGTAGAAGCCCTCGGGCGCTCCGGAGGCCCCGCCAGTGCGCTGGCGCAAATCCGCGCGCCGCGCTGCCTCGGGCACGGCCGGGTCGTTCATGTCGAAGGCCACCACCACCTCGGGCCCATTGCTCCAGCCCTTGCGGATGGCGTCCACCGTCTGACGCACCTGGCCCACGGCCTGGGCCCGCGCCGCATCGGAGAAGGCCGTCGGCTCCGGCCGCATGATGCGCAGCAGGTTGGCCATCTGGTCATCGGTCAGGCCCTGGCCCTCGGCCTCGCCGCGCCGGAATGGCAGATCCTCGGTGCGCTCCACTGGCCCGGCCATCAATTCGCGCGCGCTGGGCGGCGTGGCATGGGTGCGTTCGCGCACGCCCGGCACATCCTCCCAGCCAGAGCCCTGCTTCTCCACCTGGCGCACCGTCACACTCCACACACCATCGACGTTGGCCGGCGTGTACGAGACCACGCGGACATGGCTATCCCCGTAGCCCTTCACGATGTTGCCCGGGGTGAAATAGTCGGCGCGGGCGGCCTCCTCGGCTTTCGCCTTCTTGGTCAGGACGCCCCGCGGCTTCTTCGCTTGCACGGATGCAGGGCCCGTTGTTTGATCAGCTGCTGCAGTGGGGGCTGCAGGGCCAGCATCCGCGCGGGCCGGCTGTTTGACGGGCACTTGATTGATGGCGACGCTCACCGCTGCAGCGGCCGGCACGGGGGCGGCCTGGGCCTGCGGCGCAGGTGCTGCAGCAGCATCGGGCATGGCGGCGGCCAACTTCTCGCGCACCTTGGGCGCCAGGTCGGCCCAGGCCCTTGTGTGAGAGCTGGCCTTGGCCAGCGCATTCAAGCCCTTGGCCTTGCCTGCCACAGCCTGGCGCTCGGCCGCCGGCATGCTGGTCCAGCGATCGCTGGCGGCCAGCAGCTGCGCGCGCCGTGCGTCGTTCCCTTCCTTGGCGATGGCAACGGCCTGCCGCTCGCCCACCGCAGGCGCTGGAGCACCAGCAGGCTCTACAGCGGCAGCCTGTTCGCTGGCGCCACTTCGGCCAGGTACAGCAGATTGCAGGCCGGCAGCAGGCTGTCCGGCAACGCCACCTCGCGGCCCAACAGGCTGCGCATCTGGCGCGCGTCCTGCCGGCTCACCGCCCCCAGTCTCCGCAGCAGCCGCAGGGCGTGCTGGGCGTTCATCTGCCATCCGTACTGCAGGTGCGGGTGAATCATTGGTCTCTCCCTGCGGCGCAATGGCGTCCGCGATCTTGCGTTGCAGATCCACATTCAGCCGCTCCCAGGTCGCACCCGGGAGCGCCTTGCGGATGACCGGCTTCAGGCCCTCAAGCCGTCCGGCCAAGGCCTTGCGCTCTGCGGCGGGCATGCTGGCCCAGGCCGCGCGCCCGGCGTCGATGCGCTGGGCAGGGGTTTGGGCCGGCGCTTGAGCCTGCGGGCCTGGCGCTGCAACTGCTTGCGCGCCATCGTGCTGAGACGAGGTGGTGCCATCGGTCAGCTCCTGCGCAGCTGCAGAACCTGCAACCGGCGCTCCTTGCGCTCCTGCTGCCGGCGAAGATTCCGCGCGCGGCGGCTGGGCTTGATCGGCTTGTGTGCCATCGATGCTTCCTTGCTGGGTGGTGGTAGGTGTGGTTGCAGGTGCTGGCGCAGCAGCCTGTTGGTCGCGCTCGCCGCGGCGCCGTGCCAGCTCGCGCGCCAGCTGCAGGCGCACGTTCTTTGCCTGGGCAGAACGGAATGCGTTGGACAGGTCTTCATCCCTCCAGGTGGCCATGGCCCCGCCCTCGATCTCGCCGGTGGCAGGGTCTGCGGTGACCTGGCGCTCGGAGGCCTTCTTCTTGGCTGGCGCACGGGCGGCAACTTCGGCGGCTTGCGCCAAGGCATCGGCCTGCTGGGTCTGGGCAGCCGCGCCGGAATCCACGGCCAAGGCAGCAGCTGCGGACAGAGAGCCGGCGGCAGGGTCCAGGCCCATGGCGCGCGAGGTCGGCATGGCCGCGCCCGTGGATTGCAGGATCTCGTCATCGGGCGATTGCGCGGCCCGGTTCGCGGCCATCTCGGCATCGCGCAGGGCCTGCTCCTGAGCGCGCTGCTGGGACAGCGCGGCCGCGCCATCGGGCGGCGTGCTCTGCGGCACCTGTGGCTCGCCGCCCTCTTCCTGCTGCAGCTGCGACATGCGGGCATCGAATTCCCTGCGCATGGTCTCAAGGCCGGCATTGGGTGGCGTGGCGGCGCCTTCAGCACTCGGGCTCGCGCCAGGGCCAGCAGCACCAGACGCACCGGCCGCCGCCTGCTCGGGCACGGGCTGTTCCGCTGTAGGAACCTCGCCCGGCTGGCCAGCAGGCACGCGGGACTCGCGCGCCGCCCGATACCCCGCCGCGCCGCCACCCATGGCCGCGCCCGACAGCGTGCCCAGCACCACCGCCGTATCCACGTCCTCGGACCAGTCCTTGCCCAGGGCCAGGTTCTGGAAGATCTGCTCGGCAACCGACTGCGGCAGTTCCTCGAGGAAGCCCTCGGAAATCGCCCCCTGGATCACCTGCGTCGGAATGCTCTTGACCGCGCGTTGCTGCACCAGCGGATTCGTGGCCGCTGTGGCCGCGTCATCGGCAAACTGCTTGGCAATGCCCTTGTTGCCCTGGGCCAGCATGGTCTCGGCATCACCAATGCCCAGCCGCTGCGCCACGCGCCCGCCGGCATATCCCAGCCCGGCCGTGGCCGCGCCCGTGGCTGCCGCTGCAGCTGTCTGACCAGGAGACAGCAGCCCGTCATCCGTCTCCTGCCGGATCTGCTCGGCCGCCGAGCCCGCGCCCACAATGCCCTCGCCCAGCGCGCCAGCTGCAGCAGCACCCTTTGCGCCGGCCTGGCCCAGCCGCGTCGCCGCGCCCAGCCCACGCGCCACCACGCCGCCCGCGCCCATGGCAGGCAGCGATTCAACAACCGTGCCGACGATGTTGGAAGGATTCTCGATGGCGGCCTGGAACTTGCCGCCCAGGCCCTCGGCCTCCTGGAATTTGCGCTGGGCTTCCTTGGTGGCGTCGGAATGCCATTCATTGATGGCCTCGCGCGCCTGCTTGGGCCGGAAGCCGACCGCACCACCCTCGTTCTCCAGGAGCCTGCCCGCGCGCCCGCCGGTAGCGATGTCGGCCAGGCCGACAACAGCTTCAGGCACGGCCACAGCGCCCTTGGCTGCCTAGGCTGCAGCGTCGCGTGCCCATCCTGTTGCACCACGGCTGGTGGTAGGCGCGTCCTTCAGTACAGCCTCAATTTCAGAGGAGCCAGATGCGCCGACGGAAGCGGGGGCGGCTGCCGTTGTGGCGCCCGGCTTGTATGCGGGAGCGCCTTTGAGGATGTCATTGATTTCACTCATCCCCCCACTCTCAAGGAGAGGTGCGGGGGCGGTCGAACCCTAGGCGGGGGAGCAGCCAAGCTCAATTTCCGGGTGCTGTAATATCTTGTTGCAACCACCAGGAGGGCACATGAAGTCAATCATCGCGGCCATCGCATTTGGCACAGCAGCACTCAGCGCGCACGCCATTTGCACAGGTTCCGGGTCATCCCGCTACTGCACCGACAACAACGGGAACAGCTACACCGTCCAGCAGTACGGGAACACCACATACACGCAAGGCAGCAATGCCCGAACCGGGAGTAACTGGAACCAGACCAGCAACACCTACGGCAACACCACTTATCACAACGGCATGGCGGCCAACGGAAATGCCTGGTCGGGCACCTCCAACGCATATGGGAACACGACGTACCACAATGGCACCGGGGCCAACGGGAACGCTTGGTCGGGCACCTCGAGCACCTATGGGAATACGACTTATCACAATGGCGTCAACAGCCGAGGCCGCTCGTACTCTGGGACCACGTACAACTACGGCGGAAACGACGATTGACTGGTCAGCTCAACGCGCACACCAGGCCCGCCACGCGGGCCTTTTCTTTTTGGCAGATCAGTCTCAGCTACATCATCCTCACTGTGAATGTCACGCCGCGCTGGGTCGTTTGGGAGCGAACCGTAGCCGGGGAAGCAAAAAGCCCCGACATGCGGGGCTGATGGGTGAGGGATGCGTGCGTCTGCTACTCGGCCGGCAGTCCGGCCAGCGTGTCCTGCAGCGTCTGGATCAGCCGCTCGACATCCTCAGGAGGCATATCGACCCAGGTGGTTGCAATATCAAGCCCTGAGGCAGTCTTGGCCGTGTGCTTGAGGCCGATGAGCGTCTTCCCGTTGAAGACGCGAGTGCGAACGTCGGTGAACTGAAGGAGGGGTGCAGGAATCATGGCGTGATAGTGGCACGGAACGCCCGCGCTGGGACGATAGCCTCACACGGGCCGCGTCCGCACCTCAGCTGTCCAAGCAGATTGCCCTCGGGGCAGCAACGAGCCCTGATCCCCGTTGCAGCGATGTGGAGATATTCGCCGTCCCTCAAGGCCCGCGCCTGTTGTGACAGCTCCTCGCGCACTTCATTGGATTCAGCGCGGAGCTTGCTGATCACCATCTTGTTCACCTTCAACTCGCGACAACAGCGGCAGGAAAAGTGCATCCACTTTCCATAGTCTTCGAGGTAGGCAGTGCACTGGAGGTTGCATAAGGGGCACGGGGCGTGGATGGAATCTGGCATGGCTGCACCCTGAAGAAATACTGAGCGAAAGAAACTCTGAACAGTTGTACCGCACCTGTGCCGTCCAAAACGAGATGACGAGGTAGGGGTTGGCCTAGGCGTCGCGGGCATGCTGATTGCCGCCTGTACGGCCTCACAGCCTGGGAGAAGATACATATTGGTACAAGAACCAAAATAACATTAGCATGCGCTCACATTCAACCAATCGAAAGCGTAGTGACATGCGAGTATCAATAACTCCTGCCGTTTCCAATTCGGCTGAGGGTCCACATGGATGAGTGCAAGCCGGGCCAGGACAGCGACCAACAACCCCAGTGGTCGCCCACGGGAGCACTGGCCCTGCTTATTTTGGTGGCGCTTGCGATAGCTGCGGGGATTTGGCTCATGGCGAAGCAGCACCGCACCCTGCCTTGGCAACTGCGAGCCGCAGCCATTGCCGCACCGGCGACAGAAGCTTTGCCATCAGCCGCAGCTGCCGAAATGCTGTGCCCAAATCAGAACTGGACTGCAGGCGAACGTACGTGATGAGCTTCTGGCGCAGGGCTGGGTTCAGAAACGACGAAGCCCGCCGAAGCGGGCCCGTACAGAACCTGGCCAGACCTACTTGAGCCCACCCACGTAGCGCCCACCCTTCCCGCTCTTGCCCGAGCCGCCGACACGCTTGCTGCCCTTGCGGCCTGCGGCCTCGAAGGACAGGGACGATGCAGTGGACTTGCCCGAGGCGAACGTGGCGCCTGAACCTTGGCTTGGCAACAGGTCGCCGGCCTGCGCCGACGTAGCTGCTGCCAGGGCGATTGCGAGGAATGCGATTTTCATGGAGAGGCCTCCTTGTTGTGGTCAGGCCATGCTATCGCTGGGCCGGCGCGTTGCACGAGGGTCGCTTTCCCTACTTGCTTTGACGTACGTCACGCCGCGGCCTGGCCAGGTCATAAACGACAACGGCCACGCGGCCTGATCACTGTGGGAAATTGGAAGAAGAATGGCCCTCTAGGTCTACGATGGGTGCTCCTACACAACCAACCCGAAAGGGGCAAATCGATGGAGACTCATTCATTCGCTGGGTCGCGTACCCTGGTGAAGGGCTCCTACAGCCCAGAAACCCATCTCCTTCGCCTGTGGTTCACGAGCAGCCCGGATCGCGCGTATGACTATCCGAGGGTGCCGGAACATACTTGGACCGGGTTGAAAGCAGCTCGTTCGCCAGGCGGCTACTACAACGATCACATTCGTGACCAGTTCGGGGAGCCGCACGATCCAGCAAATCACTGGCTGCATCGATAGCCGCTCTCACCCTTGAGAAATCGACGGTCCAGCTGGTGTCAGGGGCCAGCGGTAGGTCAGGCCGGTCGGTAGCCACGCAGCCGCCGTGGAAGTCGAACTCACGGCGCGCGAGCAGCAGCACGGCGCGCACATAGGCCAGGTCGGCGTCAGCAGGCCGCGCGCCCGCTTCAGCCCGCAGCGCCGCAGCCCTCGCACGGTGTGCCGCGAACAGGGCGACACAGACCAAGACAAGCGCTAGGAGCAGCGCACCAGCGAGGATGAGGATTGGGAGATTTGCCATGACCCAGTCTCGCCACTGGGGCGCCTTGAAGCCAACCCTAGGCGGGGTGCGCAAGGAAACCCGCTGGTGAGGCTTAGGCGGAGCACCTCTCAGCAGACTTGTCTGGATCTGGGTGCGGGAACGACGCTTCGACATACCCCGTGAGGACCAGAAATGGAGCGATGAAGACGAGGACATTGACTCTGCAATGTCTCTCGCGCTCGAGCAAATACTCCAGATGAAGGAGCATCCACCGCGTGACTTGGGCGATTTCTGCACCCGCTGGTCAAGGGCGGCCGCTGTGGTGAACCTCGGCTGCAAGACGTTAAGCCGACAAAGGTGCCACTATCGATGGTGCCTTGAAGACTCGCGAGCGATGTTCGATCAACTCGCGGATCTATTGGAATTTGTCGATTAACTCCCGCACATGGCACGGCCCTTCAATGGGCCTTTTTTTGTGCTGCGCTTCTCACCAAGAAGCAAGGAATCTAAAAATATTGACTGGCCGTCAGAATTTATCTATGTCAGCAGAATTCCTGGAAAAAAGCACAATATTTCGCAACGATTTAATGCTAATCTCCTCGCACCAAAGGAGCAAGAAGTTTAAGAATCTGAAGCTGCTCGTCAAAAATCAGCACGCCAAGAAAATATATTAAAACAAACAAAACTAAAAATCGATTCCCAAATTTTTTATATTTATTTAGGTACTTCATCAAAAAATCTTTATTTCTACCACCCGACTCTGTTAATGAATCTTCAATTTCAGAAGGCAACAAAACTTTCTGATAGCTTGTTTTAAGCAATTGCCCTACGTTTATGTCAATGTCATTGAACTGCTCTTCAGCGTCTTTCGAGACAAATCTAATCCAAAATGCGCTACACACCGCCACAAATAAAACAACAAAAAAATAAAGCAGCGAGAATATTTTTTTGGGGTCTGCTGCATCCTTGAATCCATTAACAAGCACAACAGTCAACAAGAAAACACACAGAATGGATATTGCAGCTCGCACGGAAGCCACATAGCCATCCAACACAGATTGAGTTCTCTCAATAGACGCAGTTAAGACATCAGATATTTTACCTTTAGCCTCAATATAGAGTTGAACGTTCTCTTGAAGGTATATTTTATAATTTGATCTAACAGCCGACCATAGAACATCATCTATAGCAGGCCCATTGCTATCACCCGCATGCAGAGATATCAAATTTCTGACCAAACCGAATTTCTCAACCGCACTACCCGAAGCATCTAGATAGATCCATTCATACAGCTTATAGAGATATTCGACCTTAATATTCTTAAGTCCTTCCGTATCAAGAAGAATTTCAATTGTCTTGTACCCGTAAATTTTCGAGACCAATATCTCAAGATTATCCTTATTTCTGATATCCGAGTTGTTAGCCAAAAAAGATATAGAGAACAAAATGAAAGAATACTCAAAAAACTCCTTTATATTATATAAATTCGTGACTCCCTTTGAATAAAAGTCGCTCGGTGCCAGCCTACAAAAAAACTCGCCGTGTTTTGAGAAAGCACAATTATCATTAAATTTCCCAATAATTTTCAGCCGATCTTCAATACTTGAATTTATCGGCCCCGCCTGACCGCTTGTGGCAAAGAAAATTAGACGGCTACCAAATCTGGTGATATTGGAAAACACACAGAAATTTATACCCTCTCGATAGTTATCATTAAGCTCCTTCAAGATTGATATCTTACTCTGTGTGCCAAAATATTGATCCAAAGACTGTGGGAAATAGACGGACCAGAATCCATCTTTACATCTTTTATCTATCTTGACGATAACCTCGAAGAATTCATCAAGATTTATAGTTTCCCTATAGATGGAAATTAAATCAATGAGACTATCAGCAAGTACCGAACTAAACTCTCTATTCTCGCTTCCTTGAGCTATGTTAAGCCTAAAACTGTCCCGGTTAGGCAGCAGCATTAACTGAGCAAAAAGTTCCTCAAATACCCCATTAACAAATGCTTTTGAACTGATGTATATATTTACGAATGACAGCTTTTCTTCAATATTTAGCTCAACGTCATCACGGTATTTTTCAAACCAGTCAACCAAGCAAATATTTGTCATGATATTTTCGCAAAATGCCTAAAACCACTATCGGACTCTATTATCACGAGCTTTCTACCTTTTTCATCTTCTTCAGTCCAAATCGTATCGCTTAGATTTACGCAATCATCAGGATATGTGATACTAATTTCTCGCCCCAAGTCCACACGACGCTTTTTATAAGGGACTGCTTTAGGAACGGCTGTAAACTGAGGGTCAAAGCCGTCCTTTTTATCCAAAGGAGCTTTCTTCAGATCGGCGATCAGCCCAGGTATTTTCGCATTAAAAGAATCATCATCAAATGATGCGTTTTTCAGCAGATTATCAATAAGATCAAAATAATTTATTTGAACCACCTGCTTTAATGCAACAATGGCCGCATTTCTAAGATGCGTATACTCCGCAGGATGCATTTTTTTTACTTTTGTATTTAATATTTTCATTATTGCATTTGCAGCCTTCAACGTATTCTCTGCGTCATTTCTGACAACTTCCAACTCTAGAAATCCGCTCCACCAATACAACGATGGTTTTGGATTTTTATCGTAGACAGAGATATTTTCGACATCATCATCGAAAAATGAAACCCTGCAAGCCTTATAGACCTTCGAAGTTTCAGGCAACCCCGACCTCTTTCGAAAGTCCTGTTCGTCCAAAAATACTTGATGCTCAATTTTTACGCCCAAGTAACAAGACTTTGAGTCATCACCAGACTTGTATAAGAATTGCAAAAAACTACCCTTATTAACAATACCCTTTTTTCCTTGCTTTTTTCTCCCCAATTGGCCATGTGTTTTATCCACTCTGCACTCCTCTTCGAGAAGCTTCCCGGCCAGTCCCTCTGCATTCAGTTCCACCAAGATTCCATTGGTGGAGAACTCCTGAAGTGCTACCCTGAACTCAGATGTCTCTCGCTTAAAACTATACGACCTCTTGTGTTCTTGTTCGTCAATTTCAGAAAGCAAGCTTTTCAAATATCCATTTAGATCCGCAGTATCACCGGACAATTCAATTCGCTGCAAAAGACCTTGCGAAGAATCGACTTGGTGAAGGCAAATCGACAAAATCAACAATTCACCGTCATTTCCATTCTCTTCATCTGATGAAATTTCGCTGTCAATAGGAAGCGCCCCTAATGACTCGACTGCACCAACAGAACCTTCAGCTTGCAACATAGCACTGACCGGATGAGCGTTCATAACTTCTCCTTTTGACATATAGCGCAATGTAACAAAAAGAAAAGCCTCCATGAACATCTCCAACTATTCATTCCTTCATAGAGCCGAAAATAACTGTATAAAAACACAGTATGCAGGAAAACCCAGAACTAATCAACCCCACCTCTCAGGGCTAAGCCACCTAACGCACCACGGGTTGAGCCCTATCGGAACTAGATCGCGCGGGCCAATGGGCTGCTACAGTCCCGCCAACAGGAGGAGCTATGGGAGCTGTGAAGAGGTTGATGGTCGCTGCTGTGCTGGCCGCGCTTGGGACTCCTGCCCTGGCGGCGGACTACGCGACCTGCTTGCTGGACAACTTGCCCGGGGTGAAGAACGGTCCCGCACATGCTGCGGCGCTAAACCTGTGCGGCTCGAAATACCCTGATCGCTTCTTCGATGTCCGCCGCGGCTCGGGCCGTGGCCTACTGGGCCCGAAGTCACCGGAGCAATGCACGCTGGACAAGGCGCGCGACACGTCCTGGCAGCCGGCGGCGGGAATGATCATGCGCGCGTGCGGCTGCCTGTACACGCCGAGCGCGGGCCCGACGGACATGTGCGAGCGATACCCGCTGTCTGCTGAGATCCGCGCGCAGCATCCGCAGGCGAAGACCGATGCAGACCTGCTGAAGCTGGAGACGCACTACAGGAAGATCTACGCCGCGCACCCGGACGCCGATGCGCTGTTTGCCCGGAAGGACTTCTGGGCCTGGGTGACGCAAGACAAGGCCAGGGAGCAGACCCTGACCAAAGGCTCCACAGCCGATGTAGTCAGAGTGCTGGGAGAGTTCAAGTCCTCGGGACAAGCGGACACCACATGGCTGGACAAGTCCTCCACAGTGGTGCCGCCTCGAAGCGAAATAGAACAATTCTTGCGTGACGCACCTCCCCAGCGTCCGGCGCACTAAGAGTAGCCCAGCTTTCGCAGCGCTTGAGCGCGTTGCTCCACAGAAAGACTGGTGTCGTTCTTTATGGCAATGGCTTTCTCATTCTTCGAGATCGCCTGCAGCCCTTGGCCCTCCACCTGCTGCACCTCACCCGTGACGGCGTTGTGCCGGATGATGCTGCCTTGGGTGGTTGACCCGTCTGCATTCTTGGTCGCTGGCGTGACCGTGACCTTCCAGGGCGACTGCTCGGTCTCTCCGTTGATCGCGCGCAGGGACTGCTGGGCCTGCTGTCGCTGCTGGGGTGTGGCGTTGGGATCGAGGAAAGTGTTGCGCAGCCGCTCCTCCTGCTGAAGTGCCCGAGACTTGAACCCGCGCGCCGCGATCTCCGAATCAGCAGTGCGGCGTTCGGTGTCCAGGCGCTGCTGTGCGACGTTGAATCCGCGCGCGGTGTTGAACATGTCGGCCGCGATGCGGTCGCGCTCCAGCTGCTGCTGGCCGGCGGCGAATCCCAGGCGGGTGTCGTAGCGCTGGGCCTCCTGCAGGCGCGCCAGGTCGCCGCGATCTGATGCGCGGAGGTTGCTGGCACGGCGGAAGCCGCGCGCGTCCCCGGAGCCCATGATGGCCACGCGCTGGATAGGAGATGTCGGTGGCAGCGCCATGGCGGCCTGCACGCGCTGCATGGATTCGGTCTGCTGCTGGCCTGCGAGGTTGTTGGCGGCGTTCTGGCTGCGCCAGGACGGAAGGCCGCGCGGTTGGTCGCCCAGGGCCGCAGCCTGCGCGCTGTCGGCGTAGCTATTGCCACGGCGGAACACGCCGGGCATCACCTCGGACGGTCCAGCCGTATCAGGCGGCCCCATGCTGGAGCCAGCCTCACTTGTGCTGCTGGTGACGGAACTTGCCTGAGTGGGAGCGGGAGTTGCCTGTGCGGAAGGGGCCACGGTAGATGCCGAAACCGGGGTCGATAGGGCGGCTGCGCCCCCTGCCAGACCGGCGCCAGACGCCCATCCACGCGCAGCATTTGAGCCGGAGTTGATGGCTCCACTGATCGCCCCGCCTGTGCGCCCCACAACGGACAGAGAACTACCCAGCGCACCAGGCATAGCATTGGCCAAGTTCGACAGATTACGCCCCACGTCGGTATTCATGGCGCTGTCCTGGGAGCCGTCGGCTACCGGGGCCTTGGAGTAGCTATCCGTCGGAATCTGGTCTTCGGGCCGGCCACCGTTGGCGAAGAACACCTTGGGCTTGAAGCCGCGCGGAACCCAAGCCTCTTCAGCAGCGGGCGTGTGGGTGGCATCAACTGCGGCCTGCAGCGCGCCCGCGCCGCCCATGGCGTGCACGGTATCGGGGGGAAGGACGAACTCGCCCGGCTTGAACATGCCGGGGATGGAGTCGGGCGCCTGGTTCTGGGCCTGCGCCTTTCGCGCCTCCAACACCGATGTGGGGCCGAAGCCGAGGCCGGGCCCCGGTTGACTCTCTTCCTGCTGCCCACCGCTCCCGCGCGGCCGAAACCCCAGGCGTGGCTGATTGGCCAGCGCATTTGCCCTGGCCTGCTTCATTTTCTCGGGATCGAATCCACGCATGCTTTTCTCCTCCTGCTCTCACAGGGAATGGACGACCGTGACCTGGGGTTCGTCGTGGCGCGTGCTGCGCCGCAGATCGGAATCGGGCCGCATGCCGAAGTACCGCTCGAACACTGCATAGGCCTGGGCCGCGCGCTCGGGGTCGAAGCCTTCGGAATCTGGCTGCCCGAAGCCGCGATACAGGGCCCAGTGCACGAGATAGGGGTGGCGGGCTTCGTGGATCTCCGGCTCTTCCACGGAACTGATCAACGCAACCAGTGGAAGGCGGTAGGCCTCCAGCTTCAACGTGCCCGCCATGCGAGGGGCCGGAGCCAAGCGCAGCCGCTTCTCGGTCTGGATGGCGTATCGCGGCATTCCTGCCGCGGCGTCGCGCCAGCGCGGCGACTTCTGATCCAGGTACTCGCGCGTGACCAGGTCGAGACACCGCCCCTCCTCACCCGTCGCAGGCACGAACCGAATGTCGGCGATCTCGTAGACCTTAGGATGCAGCTGATAGCGGACCTGGCCCGCCACCACAGGGATCTCGCACAGGCCCGGCGAGAAGTCGTCCAGCAGCAGCCGGCCGCGCACCGCAGCCTCGGCCTAGGCCTCGTTGAGCCAGGAACGGATGTCGTCCTGGCTCCAGCGGAATGGCTCCAAACGGTCGTCCGCATCGCTGCGGAACTGGGTGACCAGCTGCTTCAGGTTCATACCGGGCCGTACTGATCAATGAAGGCGAAGACCTTGGCGCGCATGTTCTCCAGCGTCATGGTCTTGGGCACCACCTGGTTGTATGTGTCCTTGGCGAACACCTGCAGCCCTTCCTTGTCCATGTTCGAGACCTGGTCCAGCAGCTCCTGCCGGCGCATGTCCTTGGCACGCTGCTCGTCCTGCAGGCGCTGTGCCTCGGCAAGCTGGGCGGCCGTATCGTCCAGCGGAGTGCCGGGGGCCAGCGGCTCGCCCTGGCCCGCGCCAGCCCCCTCGACCACGGCCGCGCGCTGGAACAGGTCGCCATGGCGCAGAAAGTTCTTGGCGATGGATGCCGGAAGGCCGCGCACCTGCTCGGATTCGAACGAGAGGCCGGTGCCATACAGACGGTCGATGTACGAGGGGCGGCGCCCGATGTACTGGACCGCGACTTTGGGTTCTTGGTTCATCATGAGCCTCTGCGGTTCATGCCAGCGCGGAAAGAGGCGTCGCCGCCCCTTGTGGCCGCGCGGCGGGGTCAGTCCGCGCCCAGGCCTTCGCCGTGGACGATGAGATCCAGGTAGCCGGCCTCGGCCACGGCCGCGCCGGTGATGGTCAGCAGCAGCGTCACGCCAGCGGGGAACTTGGCCAGCTTCTTGGTCAGGTTCAGGCGCAGGTTGGCCACGGTGGCCAGGTCGATGCCGGCGCCGAAGTAGTTGGCGGCCTGGGGCAGCTCGGGCCGGTCCACGCCGTCGGTGTACTCGAAGCTCAGCGAGGCAGTGACGCCCGTGCCGAAGCCGTTGGACACGATCAGCGACACTGCCTCGACCAGGAAGCCCGGCTGAAGCGTGTTGATCTGCACGACATCGTTGACGGCCAGCGCCGCGATGGCGTTGGAGCGCACAGGGATGCCCGTGGCGCCTGTTTCCAGCACGCTGCGGATGGTGGTCACGTTGCCATAGGGACGAGCGCCGCCGAACTGGTTGCGGTCGGCGCCGAGGATTTTGATCTTTGCCATGATTGGCTCCTTTGGAAGTTCAGGAAGCGAGACAGGGGGCCGCGCCCCCTGCCCCAGGCCTTACAGGCTGCGACCGAAGATCGGCACCACGGTGTCGATCACGGTGGCGCCGCGGTCGGTGAACTCGACCCGATCACCCATGTTCACGGCGAAGCGGATCTTGGAGGCACCCAGGATGCCGCCGATCAGCGCTTCCATCTTGTCTTCGAAGTCGTCGTCCTGCTCTTTCCAGAAGTACGGCAGGCCGTTGTGACGACTCTTGGCGTAGCCCTTGGCCAGGGCCTGGCCGCCCAACAGGATGGCGCGATCCACTGCGAAGGTTTCGCCGAAGGACTGGGGCACGATCACGCCGGCCTCGGTCTCGCTGTCGAACTGGGTGCAGTACTTGATCTCATCGCCCGCGAAGAAGCGGATCCCCGTCCACAATGAAGTGGCGATTCTTGGTCGGCGCCTTCACGCGGTTGACCGCGAGCACCAGCAGGTTCAAGCCCACGATGAAATCCAGCGCACTGGAGCCGATGCCGATGCTGTCCACGCAGATGCACGCGCCGTCGCGCACCAGGGGCGTGACAAACCCCGCCGTGGTCGGGCCGTCCTTTGTGACGGCGCCCGGCACGGTGATCAGCTCATCGAACCATGCTCGATGGCGCCGCGCCGCCGAGGTCTTGTCGATGCCGCCGCGCGCCGGGTCCAGACCCAGGGCTGTCATGCCACCCTTGGCGTCGCGCGGCTTCCACCGGGCCTGCGCCGCCTTCACCCACTCGGTGGGGATCACCTGCCAGGCCGGGTCTGCGCTGCCCGCGTTGAAGTCGCCGTTCAGCATCTTGCTGCGCAGTGGCTCGGGCAAGGACTGCAGCGTGGCCTTGTAGCCCGTGGACAGCAGGAACAGGTTGTCGTTGACGCTGGAAGGGATGAAGGTCCGGCTCTTGGGCGTCATCAGGTCCGGGCCGACCATCACCGGCTCAGGGCCAGGCACCTCCTGATCCTCGCCCTTCTCATTGGTCACGAACCAGCGCAGCTCGCCCGGCTTGGCCGGGTTCGGGTGAGAAGGCTCCAGCCACGGCGCCCAGAAGCGTTTGACCCACTCGCCTTCAGGCTCGGTCGGCGGATTGCCCGCGCAGACCACGCGCTGCCGGATGGTCGGGTCATCGGTGCGCAGCCAGCCGATCAGGGAACGGAACTGCAGCTCGGTGAAGTGGGTGATCTCATCGAAGCCCTTGAAGTCGTGCGCGCGGCCCTGGTACTTGATCCAGTCGCCCGGCTCCTTCACGCTGCCCAGCTCCAGGACCTTGCCTTGCGGCAGCCGCCAGATGCCGTCCTGACTGTTGTAGCCATCGCGCGTGCCCAGGATCGAGGTCATGCGCTCTTCGATGCCGGTGAGCTGCACGGACTGGCGCCGGAAGATGATGCTGTGCTTTTGCTTGGTCAGCGGCAGGCCCAGCAGCAGATCGGTCTTGCCGCCACCGGCCGCGCCACCGTAGAAGACGATATCGGCGTCGAACTCGAAGGCCACGGCTGGGGGCCAGGCTGCGGAACCCAGATGGGCGCATCGCCCGACAGCAGCAGGGAGTCCAGCTCCGCGCGCGTGTCCGCGTCCAGACCCTTGAGCAAATCCAGGATGTCGGCAGTGGTCAGCGCGGGCGTGGTCATTTCTCGCCCCGCTTGGCCGCGAGCGTGGCCAGCACCATAGCCGCGCCCGGCCCGCCATTGAGCATGGCCGCAAGCCGCACCGCCCGCTCAGCATCGGTCATTTGCTTGAGTGTTACCGACTCATCACCTTTCTCAGAAAGCTTGTCCATGCCAAATGCCGTGCGCTCCATGTCTACCAGCTTCTGGAGGCTCTCGGCGAGAGTCTTCATGGTCTTGGAGCGCTCGGACAGGCTGATGACCTTGTGATAGAGGTCGTTGAGGCGGTCCTGCCCGTTGTCGTCAGGCTGCCGCAGCATCTCGCCCAACTCGCCGAGCAGCAGCAAGGTATCCGGATCGGTCTGTTTTTCCAACTCTTCCAACAGCGTGTTGGTGATGCGGCGCGCCCTCTGGATGTCCCTGCGATGGGCCAGCCGAACGTCGGCAACGGCCTGGGCATTGGCATCGATGACGGCCCGTTCCCGAACCTTGGTATCCGTGGATACCTCGCTGGATTCCGCCGCCTTGGATACCAGCGCATCGGCCTTGGCCTGGATCTTCACGCCCAGGTCGCGCTCCCACCCATCACGCTTGGCGCGCTTGTTGATGGCGCCATGGGTGATGCCGTGCTCGTCTGCGATCTGGCGAAGGGTCTTGATGCCAGCCCGGTAGTCCAGCTCGATGCGCTCCCAGTCGGCCGGGACGCTGGTCGCCGCGCGGCTTGCAGGCGACGCAGCGCCTGCATCCGATTTGGCGGCTGAAGGCTTCTTGGGTAGAGGTTTCTTGGAAGGGTCGGGCTTGCCGGCAGGACTTTGGGCCATAGCCATAAGTGTTTCGGCACGGTCGTGCTGCGTCGAACCCTAGCCAGGGTCCTCGTTCAACAAGAAGCCAAAAGGGTCAGGCCTCAGCAATCCGCTCGACTGCACATGTTGCAGCTCGCGCCCCACACAGTGGTCTTTTTTCAAAGAACCTGGCGCTGTAAAACAAAAAAACTGCTGCGACCCCAAGCAACGAGAGATACACTTTCAAACAATCGTAAGCATGTTAACCGTTGAGCCGAAAAGTAATTGAGACTGCATTATCAATTAATCAAAAGAATACGTCAAATTAGAATTTAACCTCTTTATACGACATGAAAATCCTACACAAATATAAACAGCCGAGTAATTTCAGCAAATTCGCGCTGATTTTTTCACTTCATATACTCCCATCCATTGCTTCGGCAGCGCACCATGGCCTTCTTAATAACGAAGGTGCACTACAGCAGATCAGTATTAAAAACTCAGGATCTGCAGACTCAGAATACCTAGTTGTTCCAATGAACACGTCCCCAGGGGCAACAATTTCTCTACAAATAGGAATTGAGGGGAATACCACCGCATCCCCCAGTAACACTACCAGTACAAGCACCGCCTTGGATGATCCGAGAATTGTTCGTCGGCAGTTCATGAAGTCCGATTTTCTTGCGCGGAGAGGCACGACCGACCCTAGCCCGGCACTGAGCCCCCAAACTTCCATTCCATTTGGCACCACGCCTACAGTGGGTGAAATCTGGAGACTGAATAACGACCTAACCAATCAATGTAACCCTGGATATAGCGTTGAAGGTGAAGTAACGTGGGTAGGGGATAACATTATTGTTGTTACAGACAAAGAAAACCCAGTCTACTCTTTAGACACAAACGCCACGAACTGGCAGAATATGCTTGTAAACATGGACAGCGTGATTTATCCAACGATAGTTGATAAATTCGGTGCGCCGTCCGATACAGACGGAAATGGGAAAGTTGTTATTTTCTTCACCCAGGGAATGAATCGTTTAGATGCTCCGGCCAGCTCCATCAGTTCCTACTCAATGTATATGCCCAGAGACAAGTTGAGCAGAACGGAGTGCTCATCGGGAAACATTGGCGAAATAATTTATGCACTTACGCCTGATCCAACGGGAGCAATCAACTCTAACGTAAGGACTGTCAGCGCAACAATTTCTGGCTTACCCTACTCGTTCACAAGAGAGTTGGCGCATTTGATTCTAGATAGCAACAGAATATCTTCAAATAGTCCCCTGGAAGAACCGTGGATGGATGAAGCTATTGGCGGCATGGCTATCGAGCAAGCCTTCTACGCCAATTCCGTAGGCCTCACTCCGTTCAGCAACATTGTCGTGACCAACCTCACCACTGGGCCCAATGCGTCACGCAGAGTAGCAGCGTTTAACACATATCAAAACATCCTATATGGATACTGGCGTCCTTGGCTCCAGGCTCCTTCAAAATATGGAGTCATAGACAATAGCGTAAAAACCCTTGCCAATTCAGGTGCACAATGGGCTTTTCTAAGGTATGCAGCAGATCGATATTCTGGGTCATCACTTGCAGCCGAAACCAATTTCATTAAATCCCTGGTAAGCAGCAACACAACAGGAATTAATAATCTCCAAAATATTATCGGATCCGATGCAAATATCTGGCTGCGAGATTATTTGATATCCACATATATAGACGATAGTCCAAAAATTGCTACTCTTGGACTCACTGGCAACTACACCGCATCCAGTTGGAACTATCGTTCCATTTATACAGCACTTGGCGGCTCCCCTCTGCGCGATATCGCTCTTTCGGTGGGAGGCACTGAAACTGTTCTTCTAAAACCTCTTGGCACAAGCAGCTATTATCGATTCTCAATAGCTCCGGGTGCGACTGCGAGTCTTTCTTTGGCTCCTGCTGCAGGAAACCATAACGGCAACTATGCAATCATCCCTCTAAACTTTGTATCTTTTGATCTAGATATTCCTGCGGCAGCCAACAACATTAGTGCAACGCCGGTGAATCAAGGTGCTTCAATTCAGTGGTCAATCGTTCCAAGCGACCCCAGCACTTCCCCTGCGCAATACACTGCAACGGCGTGGCAAGGCGGTGCGGCAGTAGGATCGTGCAGCCCAACAGGTAATGATCAGGCCTGCACAATCTCGGGGCTCACCAATGGTGTAATCTACTCCATCACTATAGCTGCAGTGAATTCAATTGGCAATTCCTCCACCTATACAAAAGGAGTTGTTACCGTCACGCCACAGGAAACCCGCACTGCACAGACGATTAACTTTTCGTCGCCAGGACAACAGCAGGTTGGTATCCCACATACCTTGGCTGCAACATCAACATCTGGACTGGATGTTCAATTTAGTTCCTCGCCCGGATGCGCCTTACAAGACAACAGCTTGACATTCAACACGGCAGGAACAGGAGTTTGCACTGTTACTGCAACACAACCCGGAGACTTTCAATGGCTCCCGGCGCAGCCTGTCTCATATAGCCTGAATGTAGTCAAAGGACTGAATAATATAACTTTCAACACGCAAGCAAATCAACCATATGTAAAAGACGGCACTTTCATCATCAGCCCGACAGCAACCACGTCGTCTGGACTGGTGGTCAGTTACAGCAGCCGCACCCCTTCAGTTTGCGTGGTATCTGGCACAACAGTAGGCATTGTTTCCGCTGGCACTTGCACCCTAGTTGCACAGCAGACCGGCGATGCAAACTGGTTAACTGCGGCAGAGCAAACCCAGAGCCTTCAGATTGCCGGCGCGGTACCTGATGCGCCAACAAGCGTAATTGCCACGGCATCAGAAAATCAGGGCCTAGTGCGATGGACTGCACCTTTGAACACTGGAGGAGCACCGATCACCAACTATGTCGTCACGGCTGTCGGCGACGCCTCCAAAACCTGCAGCGCATCGTCCGCACTGACTTGCACCATCAATGGACTGACGGGTGGAACAGCATATACCTTCACCGTTGTAGCAACGAATTCCGCAGGTAAGAATAGCCTCGCGTCACAGCCCAGCAACTCCATAACTCCGTTGCGGCGCAGCCATGTTGACTCTGCATTGCAGGCACAACTCACTGGAGGCGGTCCTGGCTGCACATTCGAGAGTTCTCAGGCGAGCCCTGCGGGATCGGTCACTGGCTTGCCCACAGAAGTGCAGGCAGCTGGACCCCAGTTTGCCTTCAAGCTGATGGGCTGCAACGTCCGAGGAGCTGTGCAGATGCAGATCGACTACATCGCTAGCCTCCCCTCTTCATCTCAGCCTCTTGAGTATTGGAAGAAGAATGGAGCAGGGCACTGGGCCAAGTATGCTGACGCTCAAATTAACGGCAATCGAGTGACGCTGACATTGACAGATGGCGGAGCCGGCGACGCTGACGGTATCGAGAATGGCGAAATTTTGGACCCGGGGGTAGTCGTCAGAATGGCAGGACCCAGCACCGCTACGCCAGTTCCTGCAACCGCTCCGTGGCTCATTGCGTTGCTGAGCCTGGTTCTATCCGTTTTTGGTGCACTTCGCTACCAACGCAGATCTACCGCTCTTTGATGAGCTCAAGAACGCGGCGCTGGCTGATCTCAGCCGGCGCTCGCTTCACTGTCGCGTCTGAGATTTAGAGTGGCTAACACCACCGATCCACGAAGCGCGCACAGATGATCGCCGCTGCCAGTTTCAGCAGCGCTTCGTGGATATCCAGCCGTCGTTCAAAGCGGATTCGC